CAAGAAGATGAAGATAGTTATAATTGTTACACTAGTGAAATAAATAAAAAAGCCTCTTTAGATGAGATATTAGAACCGTCACAATTAAGGAAGAGTATTGACTCATTGCCTTCTAATTGCTCAGAAAAAGAGAAAGAAAAAATCTATCAACACAGAAAAAGTTACAATGATGCTCAAAATAAACTTTTATATTATTTAAAAATTGAGAAAAAAAGTTTAGATAGAACAGAGGATATGAAAAGCCAAAGAGACGAATTTCAAAATAATCTAGCAGGCTTAGAAAAAGAACTTCTTACAAATAATTTATCACAAAGAAAATTTATCAAAGCTCTCGAAGGATTAGAGGGCTTGTATTTGAATAGAATAAAAAGCAGATTACGTGGCCTAGGAAACATCGGACTAAACGCATTGAAAGGTTTATCATTAGCTCAACCTGTTTTGCCTTTGAAGTCAGATGAAATGAAAAATGCTATTGATCATATAAAATATAGGGGCTTGCTAGATTACTGGCTTAGAGATGATAGAGAATTGTCTCCGAAGAAGAAGTTTTAAGGAATATAAATGGCGCAAGTTACATTAAATAATTCAAATAAAGATTATTTTAAGTCAAAGTTATCAGAATTGTTGATTGATTTTGTTGAAAATGAAACGGTCACAAGCCCTTTTGTTAATGAACAATCTTTTTTAGATATTATCACTCAAGGGCTCGAAGAAATTGATTCTTTAGCTCAGTCCGAAAGTACAACTTTTGATTTGGATGAACTTGTGCAAGCAGGTTTTTCTCGCAGTGAATTGTTAGCTGGTAGTGAGCCAAATTCTGACAAAGAAGTTTTAGCTGCGCCTAGAATAAGACCTATTAGAGTGAGACCTCGAAGAACACCAGGTTTAGGCCCCACAGTTCCTGCAAGACGTCCTGGGACACCTGCTGCGCCAAGTAGAACATCACCTGTAACTCCCTCTCCTGGTGCATCAGCAAGAGCTAAGAAAAATATTTTTAATTCTATCAGTCAATCATCGAAAAAGTTTTTCAGTAGGCACGGCTGGATGGCTATGACTTTGTGGCCAGTTATTAAGGGGATTTTTGATTCTATTGTTGGTTGGTTTAAAAATAACTGGAACGAAATTGTCGATCAAGTAACAGAACCATCCTTTTTGCGTGAAGTTATTTTAGATTATAATGCTTACAGAAGAATTCAGGATTCTATGGAGTCTGAAATGTACGCACCAAGCGCTTATGAACATATATTAGAAACAAAAGGCGCTAGAGGTTATGGAGGACAACAAGCTTCTCAAGGCGCTTACGATATGCCTTCTGCAGAACTTAAGTCAGATTTTAAAAAATTCATTCCAGATTCAGTTGGAACATCAAGATATAATGATCCAGATATCCAAAATGCCTTAAGACAAAATACTTCTTCAAAAAATAAAAATACCAAATTTGTCAAAATCTCTCAAGCAACTAGCGAACCAGTTTCAGCAGCTAAGCCGGAGCCTACTGAAGAAAGCAAAAAATCTATAGAACAGTTGCAAAACTTGATGCCTAAGTGGTCAGTAACAGACATATTAAATCAAATCAAGCCAATTGCTGACGATCCAAAAATGTCTGTTGCAGAGAAACAAAGAGCAGTTGTTACAATTGTCAATAAGTATTCAAGTTCTGCAACAGCTCTATACAATTTCTTAAAACAAAATTACAATCTCCCTGATGTGGCATAGAAATGAAAAATTATTTATTTGAAATATTAGAAAGTTTAGATAATTCTAAATTATATAAAACTGCAGATAAACTTGAAAAATTCATCAAAGTTTCTCAGTTGATGGACAGCCCTTTTTCATTTTTTCAAGAAGACAAAGATGCACCTCAAGGCGTAGGTTATCAAACTAATAAATATGTAGGTAATATGTTTGATACCCGTGGTACTGCTATGGGAGAGTATTTTGGAGAAGGTATGATGGGACCTGATTCAGCCTACAAAGAAGATAGGCCTGGTGGCAATGAAGGTCCGTTAATCTTAGATACTCCTTCTCCTGAACAAGAAGCTAGGATGACTCCTCAACAATTGTACGATTTGAAAATAAGGAATCTTGAAAAAGCTCAACAATTTATGGCAAGTACTGGCGAACCATTTAAAGCAATTGAATTCTATATGTCAAACCTTGCAAAATCTGGTGGAAATGAAGCTGCAAAACAACAAATATTGCAAGCATCAATACCTACATTAACAAAATTATATTCAGACCAATTGAGAGCTCAGCCTAGTTCCCAATGGCGTAGAATTATTAATGATTTTACACAGAAGGCATCTAAATATCCTGGATTGGGACAATATGTGCCAAATATATTGCAAAATATATTCAAAGATATTTCAAGAGAAGCACGAAGTACAAATAACCCAAAATTACGTGATGATTTTATGAAAGGCGAAGGTAATTCTATCTTCCAGCAATATGGAGTTCAGCCTTTAAAATAGCATCTGTATAACTAAAGTATGGATCAAATTTGCCCACTTTACACTCAAACATCAGAATGTGCTCTTAAGTTAATTTCAAACCCAAGATTAGTAGCTTTTTTACTGAAGAAAGAATTTTCAGTAATTCAAGAAAAATGGATTTCTGATTGTGAAGGTTCTATTCTTAAGTGTTCTTACAAAGAAGAAACAAAAGAATCTGAATCTCAAGAAGTTATTGATGAACCAGCTGTAAAACAAATCGCTGAAGAATTTGTCGAAAATACTAAAGTAAGTATTCACAAAGTTGAAAACCCTTATCTTGTCAAGTCAGATGTTTTGGTTTACCCAACGAATATTGGCCTTACTATAGACGATCCTCTGCTCAATCGTATGTCAAGAGGCAGAATTCAATTTGAATGTGATAAATTCTCAAAACCAATCAAAATGGGCACTGTATATATTACTTCAAATGGTTTTGGTGATTCTAAAGTCAAACCTCAGAAAGTTTATCATGCAGTAGTAGCAGGAGAGAGCAGGCTTGTAAATGAAGCTGATACAAAGTCAGCAATCAAAAAAGCTCTTATTTTAGCAAACCAAGAAGAAGCTAGAAATATTGTAATGTTGCCAAGTGATTGTGGAACTTTAGATATTAATGATTCTGCCCGAGTTCAATTATCAGCTATAAAAACATTCTTGAACTCAGAGAAAAATTGCAAAATTAAAAATATTTTTGTAGTTATGGAAGACGAGGACAGTTACAATACATACGAGGAATATTACAATAGAATATTTACTTGAGGTAGTGTTGAATGGAAGTAACTTGTGAGAACCCGTCTAATCTACTATGTGGCTTATTAAATACATTTGAATTTCCAGCTTGTATTGTTGATGAAAATAAAAACATCATAATGAATGTACACGCTAGAGAATTATTTGAAAATGGATTGGATGTAAAGAAGTATGTCAATGCTTCCATCCTTTCGTATCAAGGCCTGAAATATCAAATTAAAAAACAAGATCTCAATAGCGGAACCAAAAGTAAATTAATCATTTTTGAAGTAGTTGATGAAACAATTACTAAACTCACAGAATCTTCCAAAAAATTACGACAAGTTCTCTCTGCCTTATAATCGGAGGAGAAATGCAAGAAAACGAAGTCGGTTTAGAACAGCTTAAGAACGTCTACAAAGCACAGACAGAGGCATATTTAGATTTTAATATGGCTCTTATTAATATTTTAACTAATCAAAAAGAATTGCTAGGAAAGGTTGAATCATTAAAAATACTTTCAGATGATGAGTTTAAAAAACTTTCTAAAGACTACGCAATTCTTGAAAAGTTGTTTGAGAATTTTCAAAGCGCTCAAATTAGGAGAGATGCTGAGTTAGAAGAAGCAACATTAGAATATACAGCACAAATTTCTGATTTTGGCGGAACTGTTGAAGAAATGAAAGAAGACGTAAAGTTTATCAAAAAAATGTACTGGGATGTCAAAAATACATTGAATAAAGTTGCGTGGACTATTGGTGGAATTATAGCCTTTTTAACTATCTTGCAATTAGTTACAGGCAAAGGATTAGTGGACTTCGTAAAATAATGCCTACAATTACTTGCTATTGTCAAAATTGCGGAAAAAATTTTTATTCTAAAGAAGAATTATATCTTCCAGGTCTTAAATATCGTACAGTTTTTGCGATGAATAGAAAACAACTTAAGACTTGGGATGATTGGGTGGCTCATATGTCTACTCACTGCGAAGAATGCAGAGAAAAAGAAATTCCAGAAAGCTGTATGGAAGATTATAAAAAACTAAAATATAGCTAAGAAGTTTTAATAATTTGATCTAAGCTGTTTCTAATGTCCAATAAAGTTTGATCTGAAACTTTATTTCCTTCAAAAGAAATGTTATTATCAAGCTTTAAGTGATATAAAACACCTCCAGCAATACTATCTATCAAATTATTGATATCAGCTCTGTTTAAGATTTGATTTGGGTCTGTTTCTTCAGTAATAGCATCAGCCAATTCTGTCGCTTCATTCTCTAAGCCAGACTCTTCCAAATCTTTTATCAATTGAGCTAATTTGGAAATATTCATTTATTTACTCTTAAAAATTTCTACGAACAAATCATCAACATAAGATTTTTTAGATGCAGTTGTGATATTGTTCGATAACTGATTTTGAACTTCAGGAGGCAAACAAGAAAAACATACATTTTTACCAATACGATCTTTATACCAAGGCGCAGTTTCAGCATATACTGGCAAGAATCTAAATAAGCCAGTATTTAATGGTAAAACGTTTCCACAAGATTCGCAAGACCTTGATAAATTTATTTTACCTTTAGGTTTTGCATTTTCGGGATTCTTGTGGTATTTATTAAGATTGTCTAGTAAACTCATATGATTTTTCTCAGATTAAAACACTTACATTTTATAATATAAAAGATTTCAAGTGATTTCCTGCTTGAAATGAAAAGGAGATGACAATGATTGAGGTAATCAGTCAGGTAGTAATCTCTATTATTCTTTTACTCACAAGTATGAGAGTAGTAAAATTACCACCGAAACCATACCATCAAGATGCGAAAGTTTCCGTATCAACATCAAAGGATAGACTTGATAAAAAAGAAAAAATTTCTAAATTTATCAAACTTGTTCAACCGAGATATTCGCAATCATACATAAAGAAAATTACAGCTGCTATAATGAAGTATGCTGCAGTTTTCAAAGTAGATCCATATGTGATAGCTTCTACTGCATATGTTGAAAGTGAATTCAAGATGACTAGTAGACCCTGTATTGGTATGATGCAGCTAGTCACACCATCAATTAGGTATTATGACCCTAAAAGAGTCTATAATCCACGTACGATTGATGGAAATATAGCAATTGGAACTAAAGAGTTATCTGTTCATTTACGAAAGTATTCTAGAAAAGGTTTACCTAGCAGAATAGCTTACAGAAATATGTATAGGTCTTACAATGGATCTTATATGAAAAATAGGTACTCTATAAAAACATTGCTTGTTCAAACCAGATTAGAGCATCTTTCTGTAGATGCATTAAAGTCTAAACTTAAAAAAGGGCCGATTTGGAAATAAAAAAAAGAGGGGAGAAAAATCTCCCCTCTTTTTTAGTTAAAACTAAAAGGATTAGATACCGCCAGCTGTGTTGGTAAATCTATTCCATCCAGATGGATATCTACCTAAAGCTGTTGTAACTGCAAGACCTGCGTTGACTAATGTTGCATCTGCAATCAATCTGTTAAGTTCAAACGCAACTTTCTCCATTTTTGATTGAAGATTGTTGTAAGAAATACCAGAGAAGTTTACAGCAATCTCTTTTTCAGTTGCTGTCATGCTTAAAACAGCTGCATCATAAGCTGTTTTAAGAGTTGACAAATTAGATTGAATTAAATCAAAATCTTCATATGTTGATGAACCAATTGCAGTGCCACCAAATGTCACGTCAGTTGGGTATTTTGCTGCAGAATTAAAAGTTACAGTTGTTGTGTCGTTAGGGCCAGAGCCATTACCAATTGTAGTATCTTTTAACTCTTGATAGGTGGTTAAGTTGTTCCAAAGGTATGAGCCTGGATCGTTAGTAGTACCGTTGGCTGATCTTGCTGTACCTTTGTATAAACTTGATGGATATGTTGGCATATTAGTACTCCTTATACCGTATCATTTTCTTCGAAGAAACAAAACTAATAAACATATTTTTTTGTTTTCAATAGATTAATTTTGTTTCTCCGACGCTTATTCCTTCTAATATCCGCCAGCAATATTAGTTAATCTATTTTTGCCAGATGGATATGTAGAAGTAAGACCAATTCCAGGGAATGAAGCAGCAAATCCAACAGTGTTCATTCTGTCGATATCGCCTCTTAATTTTGTAATTTCATAGCTTATTTTTCTGAATTTTCTATAAAGGTTTTGGATTGTGTTGATGTTTGAAGAAGCCATCCACTTTAAACCTTCAGTTGAAACGCTTGAAAAAGAAGTTTCCAAAGCTGTCAAGTCATATTGAATTGTATTAAGCATAGACCTAAAATCTTCAATGAACATTGTTGCGCTTGTTCTTTCTGCTGTACCTACATTTACGTCAGTAGGATATTTTGCAGCACTTGGATAAACAACAGTAGTGCCAAGAGCGCCGAATGTTATGCTACTAGTACCTGGAATAATAGGCTCGTCAGAAGATAAGAAGAACTTCTGGGATGCGTTTACAGTTCCGTTTGTGACAGAGAAAATTGTATTTCTCTTAAGCTCAGCATCTTCATCAAATCTTGTGTCTCTTGTTAATTGCCAGTATGTAGATGCAGAACCAGCTTTAGAAAGAGTATAGACACCATTCTGAATTGCATTAGATTGGTCTTTTACTAAAACTGTTGTTGCAGTATCAGTATATAAAAAACCATCTATAAATAAAGTTGTTGAACCAGAACCTGTTAGAACATTTCCTGAATATGTAGGTGAACTTTGTAATGTTGCGCCTGTACCTGCTGAAATTGCAAAACCAGCGAGTGACATTGCAGTTGGCTCATTGTCAAATCTAAATTCAAATCTGTTATTATAATTGTTTACAGATCTTATTCCTGGTGCAACTCCCAATAAAAGCGAAGATGGATAAGTTGGCATTATTCAAACTCCTTAAATGATTTCATCATCTTAGAAACCAAACCGATTTATAGATTTTTCTTTCAATATAATCCAGATCACTACCTTTATCGATTATTCATAAAAGTTTATACTCTATCTGCAATGAATATAATTTATATCAATCAATAACTGTAAAAAATGTCTACGGCCTTATTTCGTTTGATTTGTCAAAAATAACAAATGTCTGATTTTTATATAGTACCCCCTAGACTAATTGTTGGTTCTCTGCAAAGATCCAACGTAGTAACATCTCTTAATACCTTAAGGGGAGATTTATCATTTAAGGTTAATCCAGATAGCGGTTTAACCTTAAACATAAATAGTGGGGTTTTTACTTTTTCGATAGCACCTGATTTTTATATCAAAAAATCAGGAGACATTGTTCCGTCTAATATTATATTTCAGCCAGACCCAGGAAAATATGGTCTTGCTGTAGGTTCTGGTCCAAGCGATCCTGGCACTGGTGTTAGTGGAGCTTTATATTTTAACACAACTTACAGTGTTCTTAAGGTTTACGACGGGTCTACTTGGAATGAAATTGCTTCGACTGGTACTTCTGGAATTACTCAGTCTTTTGCAGACAATAGATATTTAAGACTAGATGGGGGCAATACTCCTACTGGCGCTATCTCAATGGGAAGCCAGTTCCTAAGATTTGCCAACTTAACTACTAGAGTCGCTTCTGGAACTGCTGGACAAGTTTATTACAACACAGACACTAACAAGTTAGACCTATACAATGGAAGTTCTTGGGTTGCTGTAGGTTCTGGGATTACAAGTATTACTGCTGGAAGCGGTATATCATTATCCTCAAATCCAATTACATCATATGGTAGCGTTTCAATAAATGAAGCTTATAACTTCAATTGGACTGGAACTCACACTTACTCCCAGCCAATTACTTTTTCAACAAGCCAAACATTTGATGCCAGTAAACTAACTATTGCTTATGAAGTTCAAGGTGATATTTTACGTTTCAATGGTGCAAACTGGTCAAGATTACCACTTGGTACACCAAACCAAGTCTTATCTGTTTCAAATTGTGGTGGAGATGTTGAATGGCATAGTTTGGTTGCTGGTCCTGGAATTGCAATCACCTATGATGCTGGAAGTTTAATATTTTCAAGTTTAAGTGCAACTGGAATAAGCGGAATTGCATACTTAAATAATCTTACAAGTTCAACGCAATATTTTGCAACAGGATCAAGTGGATCTAGTTTTAATATAGTCTCCTCAGGGTCTACTCATACATTCAATATACCTATAGCTGGAATTGCTGCCACTGGACTTGTAACTACTTTAGATCAATCATTTGCTGGAAATAAAACTTTCACAAATAATTTAATTATTTCAAGTTCAACAGCATCGACAACTACTTCCACTGGGTCATTAACTGTTACAGGTGGAGTTGGTGTAGGACAAACTATAAATTTAGATGGTAGTTTAAATTTTTGGAATGGTAGCTACTATACTGGATTTAAATCAAGCGCTACAGCTTCTACCACATATATTCTTCCACAAACCAGTCCAGCAACTGGTACATCAGTATTAAGTTCAGACACAATCGGAAACCTATCTTGGGTTCCAATGACTGCTACTGGCGGAGGATCTGGAACCACTACTATTGGTACTCCAACCGATGGAGTTTATACTGATGGTTTCTTTTCAACTTGGACTGACAATACAACAATCTCCAATGCTTTTGATGATGTAAACGAATTATTAGCATTATTAGCACCAGCAAGACCTAACTACTTAACGGGAACATCTTTAGTAGCAAGTAGTGTTCCTACTTACTACACAGTAAGGATATCTGCTGGTTTGGGTACTGAATGGTACCAAGCTGGTTATGGCACAGGAAGCCTAATAACTAGCAAATATTATCTATCAGGTGCACATACGTTAAATACAGCAAACACTACCACTACATTCTCAGCTGGTAGTTTGACAACTTCAACTTATGGAACAATATATTTTAGAAGATATAATTATTTAACACCAACAGGCAGTGGAGGTGGTGTTGGTACAGTTGACCTGACAACAAACTACACTGTCGGGTTTACAAATAATAACTTAAGACTTTCTGCTTTAGGCACATACAACAGTATATGGACTAAAGCAAATGCTCAAATTTCTGCATATACACAACCTTTTGCTGGATATGAGGGTGTTTATATTGCTCACACTGAAAACAATCAATTGACAAACACTTATGAAATGTGGAGAGACCCTTGGTCAGCATCTAATGGTAGTCCCGTTTTTTCACAGGCAGCTACTGCAGCTACTTATAGTCAATCAGATAAATGGCTTTCGGGAATTTCTTACTACGCTTCAGGAACTGGATTTAGTGTTTACTTCAAGGGTGCAGCTGGTATTTATAGTTGTGCATATAATGTAACACAAGTTTATGCAATTTCAGCTACTGGTTTAAATACTGCAACAGGTTTACCAGCAAGTCCACCTTTATTTACTGACGAATTAGATAAATCAGGCTCTAATCACGTTAGAGTATCATTGTCTGTAGCAAACCAGTCTTCTTTCAATAAATACTTAACAACAACAATTTACAAAGCTCACGGAACAACAGCAGCTTCTAATGCAACAATAGCTAAAGCAATTAATACTTATGGAACAACGTCTACAGACACATTTGATGGTTTTCAAGATGAGGCAAGAAGATTGGTTATAGGTTCAGGTATAGCTTTTACTTCTACTCTTGAAATGGCTAGTGGTAATGCTCAAGTTAGATCTGGCACACTGCAATACCCACTAGCAGCTGATTATGATACTCAATGGGGCGGTACACACACTTTTTCTGGTGATCAAGAATATCAAAGATATTTCTATAAAACATCAGCAAGTACTGGGACTTTAACATTCGGAGGTTTTACAGCTTCTAATGTTGCACCATATGGGACTGGAAATATAAATGTTCTTCTTTATTTAGATGGTGATGCTTTGTGGTTTGATTTGGGTGTATTACAAGGCTCAAATTCTAATAATGGTTCTACTAGATCTGCTGCAATTTCAGCCAAAACATCTGCTTCAGGTGGTGCTTTAGGCTGGTCTATTGGAGTTAAAACTACAGGAGTATCAGGCGCTGGTAATTCTGCTAGATATAGAGCAGTTGTTATTTTTAGAACCAATACTTATAGCATGACGAGTATAACGAGCTCATAATATGGCCTGGACACAAACAGATACAAGTTTCAAGAAGCTAAGTAATAAAAGAATTACGACTAGCACAGGAAAAGGTCTGCCAGAAGAAAAAGGCGCATCAACTCTTGAACTTTATTTACCAGACATCAAAACTGGGTTAATTCCAGGTACGGGTTTTGCTGGTTATGGTGTTTCAGGTTATTTATTTTATCACGGCCCTACTGCTGCTTTTGGACAAACTTTAGCAGTTGATACATCTGTTCCAGGAAATTTAACTTGGTTTGCGACTTCAGGTTATGGAAATACTACTGCTGCTAACGATGGTACAGCAGGTTCAGAAGCTCAAAGATTAGGAGATTGGGTATCTGACAAGTATGATGCTTTTGGCACTGTTCCAGGAGCTGGTTATGAAGTCAAGGTTTATGATAGAAATAATAACTTAATTACAAAATCTGATAACTCAAACTGGCTTTTCGACTACCAAACTGGAATTTTAGTTTTCAATAATGATGCAACAAGTATCAGTACACTTATCTCAACAAGTGGCCCGTTCAAAATTGTTGGATGGAGATATATTGGTCCAAAAGGCATTATTCCAGCATCTTATGGCGGATTAGGCTATACTTCATACAACTTAGGAGATTTAATTGTTGGTGCTGGATCAACAATTATCACCCTTCCTGTAGGCACAAATAATTATATTCTTTCTGCTGATTCATCAACACCATCTGGACTTAGATGGGTAGCAAATTCTGGTGGCGGTGGTGGTTCAGGTATTTCTTATCTAAATGGACTTACCGATGGACAGCAATATTTTGCAACAGGAACTTCAGGAATTGGGTTTAATATATCTTCCTCAGGTTCTACACATACTTTCAATATACCAGATGCAGGTGTTGGCGTTACTGGTTTAATTACTGGTTTAGCACAAACTATTGAAGGTTCTAAAACTTTTACATCTGCAATTATTGGTGATCTTACTGGTACAGCAACTACAGCCGGGTTTGCATATACTTCTAACTATGCACATCAGTCTGGATATGCAATTACATCTGGTTTTGCAACTACAGCTTCATATTCTTATGAATCAGGCTATGGAATTACATCTGGATTTGCCACTACAGCATCATATTCTTATGAATCTGGTTATGGAATAACTTCTGGCTTTGCTACAACAGCATTATATTCTTATGAATCAGGCTATGGAATTACATCTGGATTTGCATCAACAGCAAGTTATGCATACCAATCTGGATATGCAATTACATCTGGTTTTGCAACTACTGCTTCTTATTCTTATGAATCAGGTTACGGAATAACCTCAGGATTTGCAACTACTGCTTCCTATTCTTATGAATCAGGTTATGGTGTTACTTCTGGGTTTGCTACAACAGCGTCATATTCTTATGAATCAGGGTATGGTGTAACATCTGGATTTGCATCTACAGCAAATTATGCGTACCAATCTGGATATGCAATTACATCTGGTTTTGCTAACACTAGCGCAAATCTCAATATTGTAAATGCTGCTTCAGGTATTTTCTATCCAATTCTTTCCAATACATTTTCTTCAACAAGTGGAATTGGCGCATCTGTAAATAGTTCTTTTTCTTTTGATGTATCTAGCGGAGCATTTGGTGCAACATCTGTAAATATTTTCTCTGGGCAGTCTTACAGTATTGGTGGAAACAATGTTCTTTCTTCTAGTTCATTAGGTACTGGAGTTACTAATTCTTCATTAACTGCTTTGGGGATAATTACTACAGGTACTTGGTCTGCCACAGCAATTACAGCTTATTATGGCGGTACTGGCTACAATTCATATACCAAAGGTGATATTTTAGTTGGAGCAGGTAATACATTTATCAAGTTAAATGTTGGAACAGATAATTATGTTCTTACTGCTTCATCAACTTCAGCAACTGGATTGTCTTGGTCGCCAACTGCTCCATCGGCAGCAACTGGTTTAACTACACTAAATGGATTAAGTGTAGGAATTCAATATTTATCATTTGGTTATTCAGGAACTGTCCCAGCTTTTTCATCTTCTGGAAGTACACATACCTTAAATATACCATTAGCAGGTACAGGTTCAACAGGTTTAGTTTCTACACAATCACAATCGTTTGCTGGCATCAAGACTTTCACAAATGCTGTTTCTATAACTGATAATACAGTTTCAAATTCAACTTCTACTGGAGCGTTGACAATAACTGGTGGAGTAGGCATAGGTGGAAGTTTATTTGTTACTAGCTCACTACCATCTAGTATTTCTGGAATAGTTTTTAATAATGGAGTTATAACATCAGGTTCTTGGGCTGGTAGTTTAATAACAGGTTTTTATGGTGGCACAGGATTTAATTCCTATAACAAAGGTGATATTTTAGTTGGAGCTGGCAACACATTTGTCAAACTTCCAGTAGGGTCAGACAATTATATACTTGTAGCAGACAATACTACAGCAAGTGGTCTAAGATGGGTTGTAAATAGTGGTGCTGGTGGTGGTGGTACAGGCGGTTCAGTTTACATTGCAGAAACACCACCACCATATTCCTCAAATGCTGGAGACCTTTGGTACAATTCTGAAAACGGCGCATTAAATATTTATTATGTTGATGTTGATACCTCACAATGGGTAGAAATCAATAGTGCTTTTGGTGGCGTAGATCCTCCGGCAAATTTTGGTATTGGCATTACGCAGATCAATAATATTGGTTCATCTGCACAATTTTTATATGCTGGATTTAGTGGAAGTACATTTAATATTTCCTCAACTGGAAATTCACATACATTCAATATACCAATTTCGGGTGTGGGTGTTACTGGACTTGTTTCAGGGTTTGCACAAACATTTGGTGGCATAAAAACTTTCCAAAATGGTTTAATTTCAGGAAATGGCGTTACAATTTATGGAAGCCTTTCTTTACCAAATGAACCATTACTAAGTATTTATGGTGGTACTGGAAAAACTTCTTATAGCCTTGGTGATTTGCTAGTAGGTGCTGGAACATCAATAATTAATTTGCCATCAGGATCAAATGGCTATATTTTGCAAGCCAATTCTGCTTTTGCAAGTGGATTGGGCTGGACTTATGTTTCTAATGTCAATGTTTCTGAAACTGCTCCATTACCTGCTATAACTGGTGACCTTTGGTGGAACTCTATAGATGGTTCTTTAAGTGTTTATTTTGTAGATGTTGACAGTACTTCACAATGGGTTGAAATTGGCAATGGACCTTCACAGGGGTCTGCTGGTTCAACTACAGTAATATCAGCTTCTTACTTTTTAGCAAGTTATGGATATCTAGAAACTGTATATGATTATGGTACATCTTCTGGTTCTATTACACCTAATTGGAATGATGGAAGTATACAAAAAATAATTTTAAATGGTGGGCTTTCTTTGAATGTACCAATAAATATGCAATCTGGCTCTTCCCTAAAATTAATTGTTAGACAAAATGCTTCCGGAAATCACACTTTAACACCAAATGCATCTCTAAAATTCAAAGGTGGTAATAAAACTTTATCTACATCTTCAAATGCCATAGATATGATAAAAATTTATTATGATGGAACAAATTACCTTTGCGATTTAGATTTAGCTTACTCTTGAAGAAATAAAATATATGAACTACGCAGAATATTTAATAAGCACCTCCAAAAATTCGGATAACTAATGGCAGCACTTAATTTCCCCCCATCACCATCAACAAATCAGATTTATTCAGCAAATGGAAAATCTTGGAGATTTGACGGCACTAGCTGGAAAACATTTTATATCTTAAATGTTCAAGGTGGAGGAACTGGTAATACTTCTTATAATCTTGGTGATATTTTAGTTGGTGCTGGAACTTCATTATATCCCCTTCCTGTTGGCTCTAATAGTTTAGTTCTTACAGCTGATAGCACAGCAGCTTTTGGAATAACCTGGAGATCAACTGCAGCAACTGGAATAACGACTCTTAATTCATTAACTGCTACAAGCCAATATTTTTCATTTGGTTACTCTGGCGATTTTCCAAATATTTCTTCTTTTGGTGAAACACATACATTCAATATTCCAATTGCAGGAGCTGGAGCTACTGGTTTAGTTTCTACATCAAGCCAAACATTTGCTGGACAAAAAACCTTTACATCTGCAATAATTGGAGATCTTACAGGGACGGCAACAACCGCTGGATTTGCTTTAACAGCTTCATATGCCCATCAGTCTGGGTATGCAATCACTTCTGGATTCGCAACAACTGCTTCTTATGCTCATCAGTCCGGTTATGGTATCACAGCTGGATTTGCTACTACAGCAGCATATTCTCATCAAGCAGGATATGCAATTACTTCAGGAAGTTCCAACACTTCAGGATTTGCTACTACTGCTGGTTATGCTTATCAAGCAGGGTATGCAATTACTTCAGGATTTGCAACCACAGCTAATTATGCATATCAATCTGGCTACGGAATAACATCAGGATTTGCAACAACAGCTTCATATTCTTATGAATCAGGATATGGAATAACTTCAGGATTTGCTAATACTGCTAATTATGCTTATCAATCTGGTTATGGGATTACCTCAG